ATATGGTCATCTTGCAGGGGTTTTACGTTTTCCACATATCCACAGCGACGGTCATTCTTCTAACCGTTCGCCTTTTGCAAGTGCTTCTATGGCTTCGATATCGGACGGTCGCCATATATACATTTCAACACCGGCTTTAATGAGTGCGTCACGCCATTGTGCCTGTTTGCTTGATACACGACCAGTTATTGTTTTTAGTTCAGCCAAGATAAATCCGTGTTCCGGGTGGACAGCTGCAATGTCTGGCCATCCGCTGTCACCTTGTGTTGGTGTTGTCCAACTGCCGTTGCGGTGTTGTGCCGGTAACGGGTGATATACAAGCCAACCGTGCCACCTGAGTAGGTTTACGACTTTGCTGGTAAACATTTTTTCTGACTCGGCTACTTTTTGTAGGTTCCAACATGGTGTTGTGCAGTATCCGTGTGTCATTGCCATTTCTGGCATACGTCGTCTGCATTGTTTGCATGTTTTCATGTGCCGGTCTCCCTACGTATGGCTTCCAACACAAGCACCGCGTTACGCAGTTCAATTACTTGTGCTTCTAACGTGTCGATACGTTCAGCTGCTAGGTGAAGTAACGCTGTCACGTCATTGTCTTTACCTAATGCACGTAACCGGTCTTGTAGTGACATTTCGTATGGCATTAGTTGTCCTGCATCTCTTCAATTTTTTTACTGCACGCAAACTTGTCTGCTTCAAGTTCCGCTAACTCTTCTGCCGTCATCACAACTTTCTGTTGCTGCAATAACCGTTTCAAATATCCCATTTGGGCTTTACTTGCAGGCTGCTTGCCACGTGGCTTCTGTTCACGCTCATAGGTGGGTGTTTCCCGTGTCCGTTCGCGTGCCAACACAACTTCGTCTTTGCTTGCCATGCCCGCTTCAATAGCGATACCCATAAGCCCTAAACACCTGCCCAAGCTGCTGGTGCTTGCGTTCTGCTGTTCGCTACCACGTGTGTACGGTGTAGTACCGGGGTAAGGCTCCCAACAAGAAGCGATACATGGCAGGGTGTCGTCAGGTGACCGCCACACGGTAGTGGTCACTTGAATAAATGTTTGCCCGTCTGTGTGTATTAGTTGCGGTTCAGATTCCTGTACCCGTAGGTCTGGCCATTTCTGTATGGCGTGCTTTAACCGTTCATTGACGGTCACATACCCGGTTAAGTCGAACCCCATCAGAACCAATCCAAACGTGTATGCATTGTTTTTGACAGTTGTTCACTAGACCGGATAACGCACCACAACCCCCACACAACTTCCCGGTATAGGTCAGCTGCTGTAGCGTCACCCTGTATTTGTAAATCATCTAGGTGTTCGTCAATGTCCCGGTCTGCTAACGCGAGTTTTGATTGCCAATCCAACATTGCTGCTAACAGTTTGTCGTTTCGATACATCACCAAACCCTTCATGTCCGGTGATGTCTCATAATTCATTTCCATGTTCTGCCCTCCTTGTGGCTTCCTTATGCCGTTGTTGCGGTGTCATACCGCCAAATACCCCTATCCATGGATAAGGGAACGAAAGTGCATAGTCCAAACATTCTGTCTGAACGGTGCAACACTTGCAGATTGCTAACGCACGTCTAGTTGTTTTAGATTCGGCGTTGCGACCGTCACCGGCAAACCACCAACGTAACGGTTTACCAAAACAGTTTGCGTCAATCGTCCACCGTAAATCTGTGTCACGTTGCCATTGGGTGTGTATTGACACCATCTCAGATTCAACGTTGTTTTTGTTGCGTTCACGTTGATATTTAGCGTTGGCACCCCGGCACAGCTCGCACCGGCACCCGTACGTGTATTTTGTGTACGTTCCACAGTCATATTTGGTTAAGTCTTTACCCATCACAAAGTTGCCATGGGTTTACGCTTGAATACCATGGCTGCCACCCGCAACCGTACTGTCTGTCAGCCCATTGGTAAAGAATCCGGGCAGCTACCACGTTTTGTGCAGGGTTCATAAGGTCGTCTGCGGTGATGCCCCACCCGGAAAGATAGTCAAGGTTTATAGCGTTGACTTGGAATAGTCCGTGGTCACCATAACCGATACGTCCAACGTCTGACCGGTGCAAATTCTGACAGCGTGTTTCTGCCCATATCACACGGTCTGCTTGTCGTAGTAGGTGTTCTGGCCAAAACGCTTCAAGCGTTGACCACCATTCCGGACACAACACACCGTCCGGCACCGTGACAACCGTTTTAATGCGTTGCGTTGTGACCGGCACAACCGTTGTTGTTGGTATCGGTGTGAACGTTATAACCACTTCGCTTGTAGTGGTGCTAGACGACGTTGTGACGGTTCTAAATTGGTCTGTGCCATATATAGACCGGTCAGCAAATTGGAACGCTACAACGGCAGCTGCGACCGTGAACACCGCAAGGCTTGCGACACGTAACCGCATCACACATCTTCTTTTAATGCACAAACCGGGCAAATATCGACATACTTACTGTCAATAACAAGTGTAACCCAACCATGGGCTTGCAATGCCCTAGTTATGTCGTGTTCACTTTGTGTTTCAAATTCCCTGCCGTTATCGCAGTATCGACAAATCACCTCGGTGATATAGAAACGTGTTGGAAGGTGTGTGTTTGTCCCCGTTGTTTTGTTCATGTCTCAAGTATGCAATAGCTGCTAACACATTGCAATAGGTAATGTCATTTGCATTTGCAACAACTACCAACCTTCAGTTTTGCGGTCACCCGACAAAATAGGTGCAGTCCACGTTTTGCCATGCTCCGGTGTCATCAGCCACGCAGCTTGCTGCGCCGGTTCAAACTCAAAACTGTTCATGTGGGCGTACTCGTCATACCCCTTCATAGACCCGTTCACAATAAAGTTTTTGCCGTACACCAACTGGTGCCAATGCCCCATCACCAAAAGGTCATAGCCTTGGTCAACTGCGTCATACCTTGCACGTTTCCGTGCGTCCAACCTCATGATAGGTGGCCAAATACCGCCAATGCCACCGCCACCACGGGCTTGGTCACCGTGCGTCAACATCACCGTACGGTCATAGGACGGTATCGGACAGTCTGCGTTGTCTGACACGTCAAACGTCACTTTTGGGTTGTCTCTAAACATGCGTTGTAACGCCCGGCCTAGAAACCAATCAAAGTTGTCGCGTGCGCGTAGTTTGGCACGTGGTTTGCGTGTGGTGCGTCCGTGGTTACCGACAACTACCGGGACGTGTACGTGTCCAAATTCGTCTGCAACCATGGCGATAGCTGCACCTAGGTGGTCTATCCAATAGTCAAGTGACCCCAACATTGTGTCTTCGTTGGTTTCTGACAATTCCTCGTGAATGTCACCTGAGAATATGTCACCACCTAACGCCACTACTGCACCGTCATAGGTTAGACCTGTCCAATAGTCCCGTGTCACTTTCACGAACCGTTGCACCGTGTTTTCCAACCGTAGGCGTGCAATGTCCCGGTTGTAGGCGTTGACAAAACTGATTTCTTCTGGTCGTACAACCTCGTCAAGGTGAAGGTCAGACAACATTAGCCATGGTGTAGCATGATGCTGTTTTGTGCGTTTTGGCGGGGACTTCAACCAGTTAGGTGGCGTAGACCGTTGACCAACTTTCGACAGTACGCCAAGTTCACGTTCTAACCGTTCTGCCCGCTTGTCAGCCTCTTTCAAGGCGTGCCGTAGCCCTTTAACAAGGGTTTCTTGGTCGTTTTGCCCGGTACTAGACAACCCGTCTTTTATCGTCATGACGAAATACCGCAGCTGCAACCGTTGTTGACCACATCAGAAATAGCGTTTTTGCCTACTTTCTGACCGTTTTGTTTCAACACTTGATACAACTTCCCAATTGACGGGCTGTAAGCGTCATGCTTGCTAGACCGTAAACGGATACGTTCCACATATTGCATGACTGCTTCCCGTTCATCGTCTGGCAGTTCCAACATTTTGGCGTGGAACGAACACATACGCTGTTTGTCGTTTTGTAAGTCGTCTAGTAAACCCATGATGCCCCCTTCAAGGTTATCTATTTTTGTTTGCCCCACCGGGTGTCGGTAGGGTCAAGATAGGTGATGGCTAACGGCAACACGGCAGCTACACCGGCTGCAAGATACATACGTAGGTCTGACCAGTTAACCCCAAACACGTCTGCACCGTCCACCAAAAACAACGCCAACACAGTTGACATAAACACTTTGCCCCACGACTTCACCATAGTCATTTGCCCTTCTTGGTAATGTGCCATTCCATGTGGTCGTCCATTCTGTCAGACACACGGTCAACTTTGTGGTCAATCTGTTGTAGTAGTTCGCTGTTCTTGCTGTGGTCACGGTTGTTTTCTTTACGGGTGCGTTCAATCAACGTGACAAGGACACCTGACGGTGCAAGCACCGCTAATAGAACAGTAACCCAAGTTGGCATGACCGCAAGTTTACACAGTTGCTTGTAAATCTATAAGGACATCACAAGACCGGTAGCAATACACCTGTATTGTGCCGTCCGGTGCGACGGGAACCCAAGACGTGTTAGCAATGGTTTGACCGTGACTGTAGTTCACGTTCGACACGTCAGGCATAGCACCATTACCCCAAACCGTGGCAAAACCGCCTTCACCGGCACCCTGAACAATCGTGACGTTAACAAACACGGCACCTTTTTTGCCGGTCGAAATTTTGCGTGACTCACCATCTTTGAACCGTCCACCTTGTTGGCGTGAATCATAAATACGTGTCGGTGGGTCTACTAGTTTCACTTCTACCTCGGGTGATGGTTCAGGGTTGACGGGTTCAAAAACGTGTTCTTCAATTTGGGCGTATATGCCGTTACCGGGACATTGTGTGGCAGCTAGGTCACGGTGACCGATAACCGGCACGTCACGCCCTATCTGTTGGCGTGCAAACTTCACAAGGTTACGTACCGTGTCCACCATGGCGGTGTTGCACGGGTTCTGCCAGTCCACTAAACACAGAATAACCCATGTAACGCTGTTGTAGTTTTTGTTGGCTGCCGGAATGTAATCGGCGCCACGTAGTTCCCATGACATGCCGGTTTGGTCTACTGCGACGCTGTACCCAATCGAATAGCCACGGTTGTCAACGTAGCTGCGTTGAATGTTCGCCAAATACTGTGCGGTGTCCGGGTTCGCTGTTTTGTCTGCGGTGTAGTGCAACACAATGTTGTCTACGTTTGACCAGTTGACCGGTGGGCTGGTGGTGTGACCGGCAATGGTGTAACCGGCTTGTTCCCATGCGGTGCGTGGCTGGTCATACCAGTTCATTCCATTAAACCCCACATACCAATAGCAATAAGCACAATGCCGGTAAGAATAGCGACAGTTGCGCGTATCATGTCGCCACCAGCAATTCCAACGCAAACTGGCATGTGAACGTCGTTGAAGTTGCGCCGGTTTGATAACTTTCCACTTCAAAATAGTCGCTGGTGCCGTTCGCCTCTACTATTAAGTCGATGTTGGTGTCAGCAATAATGTTTGTACCAACATATTGGGCAGCCCCTGACTGTGCAGAACCGTTCTTTCTCGCGCGCAAAAGAATGTAATCAGCGCCACCGCTTGCAGAATCTAAATATGCTGTAAGTCTGTAGACGCCAGCAATGTTAGGTGTTATCCGCGTGTTGTTTGTTGAAGTGTCATGCCAACCGCCCACGTCAATAATCTCGGTACCCGAACCGAACGCCATTACTGTGAATGTAGAGTTTGGAACAGTTAAAGAATCTTGCAACACAGTGACAGCACGAAACCCATTAAGGTCTGATGCTTCTAGAACGTCGCCCGCCTGAAATTGTCCCTGATAGGTCATGGTGTCGGCTCCTCTTCTGGTTTTTCGGTGCCTACCTGTTGGTCAATCCACGCAGACCATTCCTCGCTGGTCATCACGGTGATCTCGTCGTCAACCTGTATGGATACGGTGTTGTCGGGGTAGGCGGTTTCTAATTCGTGTCGTGTCCATGTAGCCATTGTGATCACCCGTTGTTGTATCCGTAGACGTTGACGGTACCGCTAAACGTGCCACCTAATGTCAAGGTAAATCCGTCATATTGTGTCGTTGTGACAAGGGTTCCGCCCATTTCATACGAAACATAGTTAGTCCCCGAATAATAAGTTTGTCTGTTGCCCATCATCGTTGTTTGTTCGCTGGCAGCGGGAAACCACAAATCAAAATTAGCGACATGACGCGCAACTGATGAAGCAATGTTGCGGTCAATAATCTCAAATTGTGTATTCCCGTTGCTGTCGCGTGTGTATGTTGAACCGCCAGACGAACGCCCAATAGACGCGTAGTTGTATGATGCACTTAAATCATCGGTGCCACTTGCCCGCATACGCATAATGAGGTTATTTGATAAGTCACGACACCCGACAATGATTCTGTAACAATCGAACGTTGACGTGAAACAACCATTCACACTCAATGATGCTGTGCCAGAACCCACCTGATGTGCTGCGACAAGCACTAGCCCGGCGTACTGCTGTAACGCTTCCACCGTGTCGTTAACCGTTATATGTTGGTCTGCGTGGCTAGGACTGTTCAACGCCGAACCCGCTGTAGGGTTCGTGAACGTCTGCACACTATTAGGCCAGTTTGTCGCCATGTCGTTATCCTAGTTTGTTTCCATCGTCAAGTTTGCCGTACGTGTCGTCATCTAATACTAGTAGCGCACCATTCGTGTTAACCGCAGACGGTGACAAATACAATTGTGTTTCCCAACTTTCGCCCGTAATTGTATGACGGATACCTTGCACCGTGACAGCCCGCCACAACGGGTCACCAACATTCGTTGGTGTAAAACTTACCGCCACATCGTCACCGAGGTCTAACGGTGCGACAGTTGGCACCGTCGTAGCCACATCAGACCGGACGTTGACACGTAACATGGTGATACGTGTACGAGGGTTTTTCGTCGCAGCTAAACGAGTTTCACCGATAGCCGTTGCATCATCCGGGTTGTCAATCAACTCGGCGTTCAATGACTGTTGGGCACGACCATACGCAGCTACTGACCCGCTGTCTTCCACCGTCACTGTGTCGGTCGCATACCTGACTGCAATACTGTTACGTATCGTGTCAATACTGTTTGCGTCAACGTCAATGTCACTAAACGGTGCGTCTGTTCCATTGTCGTCAAACAACCCTTTTATGTTGACGGTGCCGGTTGTGGTGCGTGACAACATTTGTACGTGTCCGTCACGGTTTATAAATATTTCGCCTTGCTCGGCGTTCGCTATCTGTTCCAAATAGTTTTGTGCAGACACACCACCTGACCGGTAGGCACCAACTGTCTGCACACCGGTTTCAATGTCACGCCACGCTGACGGCCACCCGGCATCATCAAGTGTCCGAGACAATCGCCCTGATGACGAATCACCTGTGTACCCAAACCCGGCTGCGTACCTGTCAGCAACTTTCGCAGCATCGAACGTGTCGTAATACACCGACATATGTGCGAACCTGTTGCTGTATGCGCCAAACACCACATTTCTAAAATCAGAACCGAAAGAATACGGGTCAACAGTGTCATTGAACGCAACGTTGTACACCAACGACCCGTTGAGATACAACAACACATTTGTGTCGTTCGCTGTCAACACAAGATGATTTATCGCTTCAGCGTTCAGTTGGGCACCGCTGATCCCTGTTTGATCGTGCCCAACAGTGTCGGTGTAATACCGGATGCGGTACAACGTCGAATCTGCCTCAGGTGATATTTCAAGGAAACTCAAATATCCGCCACTGTCATCACCAAACGCAGCAGAAACAAACGCTTGCCCGGTGCTGCCAATGTCAGCGCGTTCCTCATCCACGCTTTCCAACCAAACTTCAAGTGTTTTCAACGCACGGTTAAACCCCAACGGTTCACCAGTCGACCCGTAACCACCTGCGCTGATTACGTCCCAACCTGCAAGATGGGTTCCTGCAACATTTTTTGTGGTGTCATATCTGAACGATTTGTTGACTTGAACTGGAGCCGCAGCTTCTGTGAATGTTCCTGTGCCATCAAGATTGAACGACGATTTGACAGTGTTCGTGTAATCCCACAACCCATATTTCTGCGGTGACAAGTAACCACCGTCACGCCAATATTCTGGTTGCATTGGGAAGTAAATCGCCAAATTCGGATCAGACACCACTACTTGTTCATAGGCAGGGTTCAGCACAGTGTTCGACAACAACCTGTTCCCGTCCACTGCTGTGATCGTGGACACTGCGTCCACGTTTGGCATTTCGTAGACCGATGGCCAACCTTTCGCAAACCCGTAAAACAACGTCCACGTGTCACCGTTATAGTTTGCTTCCACCCGGATAGGCACCATTGGGTTAAGGTCACCGTAATACGGGCTTGACGTGTATTCCGGGTCAAACCTGCGGTCACGGTTATCTAACGCTATGTCGGCGGTGCCGGTCGCTGTTAACACAAACTCTGACTTTCTGCCACGGTTAATGCGTAACCGGCGCACCCATGGTGTAATGTCCTGCCAGTTAGGTGACGTGTTTAACGGTTGAGAACCAAACGCAGCTTGCACCGTTACGGTAACACCGTCAAATTGCGGTGAAACACCGTCATACGTTACGTCTGTCGCGTCGTACGTGTAGGTTGCGTCATTGTATGTGACCGTCATAGGTTGGTGCTCCCGCCGATAGGCGCACCACCAATGGCGTAATACTCGTTGATTGCTTCAACCATTGTTTTGCCAACTTCTACCGGGTCAGTAATAACACCTGCTGAAATGTAGAAGTTGGCAGTCAACCCGTCTTGTGCGCCCAGTTGACGACCTAACCCGTACACAGTGGACGGCAACTTTTCTAATTCCGCTATAGACAGCCCTAAGCTGCCTGCGTCAATCGCTAGTTGTATGTCTGCGGGTATCTGACCGATAAGTGACAACAACTCTTCAAACTTCTCTAATGTTGCGTCAATGTCGCCTTGCTCTACAAGCGGTAACAATTCTTTGGCAAACTCAGCGTCAACAAGACTGTGCGCTTCCATTAAATCTTCTAACGCAAACAACAAGTCACGGCTACCCTGTTCAGAGTTAGTTTTCATAACGTCGTTAGCGTCTTGCATGTCTCGTATAAAGTCTGCAACCGCTTGGTCATCATCTAACCGGCCAAACAACCGTGACATTTCAACATCTGTTTTGAATGTTGCGCCGCGCAAGTCGTCCATACCAATGGTAACTTCCTGCAAGTCTTCAATTAACGCGTCTAATTCTGCTTGTTTAATGATGTCGTTGAACCGGCGTTGCTCCGCAGTAAACGACCCTAAATAGTCTGTGCCGTCAATAACGGTGTCATTCAACCGTCCTGCTTCTGCGCGTGCGTCGTCCATGGATTGACGCATACCTTGGTACTCTCGGCGCACAATACGTACTGCGTCAATATTTTTCATTTCATCAGTAAATAACGACTTGAACCCGTCACCTAAACCAACTAGTTCGTCATCTACGTTGTTTATGGTGTCAATGAATTGGTACGCAGCTTCATCGTTGCCTAGTACCGCTTCTGTTGCAAGGTCAACATCTAAACCTAACATTTCCATGGCTTTGCCAAGTTCGTCTGTCATAAACAGTTGTTTGACACCGGCCTTTGTTCCGTACTCAATAGCCTTTGTTTGGTTATTCAACGTTTGTTCTACACGGTCACCGGCTGCTTTTATCTCATTTTGTGCGGTTGTGTATTCGTTAAAAATGATTGTGGCAGCTGCCATGGTGGTTCCAAGTGTGCCAACAAACTTGTTTGCCGTTTTTGCAGACATGCCGAAACCCTGCATAGTGTTAGAGAACGTCCGGAACCCAAACGCACCCGCAGTAGACAACACGATTAGTTGTTGCATACCTTTAGGTAACGCTGTAAACGCTTCTAACACTGGACTGACGGCACCCATGATGCCCTGCAATGCCGGTACAAGTGCTGCACCAACAGTTGCTTTTATATTTTCCATTTCGGCAGCCAAAATACGTTGACTGTTTGCCAGACCGTCAGACGTGTTAGCAAAGTCGCCAGACATCTGTGCGGTTTGTTCCATAATCAGCCCGTACCGGGCTTGCACCTTTTCAGCCTCAGTCATCGCAGCTGCATTGCTGGTTATGCCGTTTTCTAACGCATAGGTTTGTACGGCAGCTGCCGACACGTCAATACCGAAGGCACGCATAGGTTCTGTCGAACCCGCCAACGCACTTTGAAACTTGGTTGCCGCGTCCGGCACGTCAAGGTTCATCACAGACGCAAAGTCAGCAATACGTACGGTCAGTTCGTCCGTAACGTCAACAATGTCTTTGTCAGCGGTCGTTAACTGGCGTGTAAACCCGGCGAACTGCACCGCAAACCCGTTAAAGTCTTTTGCCGACAAACCAACTGCGGTTGACGCGTTCTCACCTAGTTTAAGAATACGGTCAGCTGCGTCACCGAAAGACACCGACACAGCGTTAGCGGACTCGGCAAGGTCACTAGCTGCACCCACCGCACCTTTACCAAAGTTGATTATCTCTCGTGTTGCAAACGCATTGACAGCGGTTTTAGCGATGTTGCCAAACTGCTTGTCTAGCCCGCCTGCTGCCTTTTCTGCTTCTGCAAACCCGGCTTTAGCCTTGGTAGCGTCCGCTAGCAAGTTGATAGATATTGACGCTTTTTTTGCAGGCATTAGACGTTCCTATTCCATATTTCGTACATCTGGTCAAGGTAGGTGTCCATCACTTCACCAACCCTTCTGTCTGCTGCATCATACAAGAATGGGTTAGGCCGAATATTACGATTAGCCCACCCAAAATGAATAGCGCCCGCGTACGGAACCCTTGTGCGACCGGCAGACACTTTTGCGCCGGACACAACTTTGTGCGCCCTAATCGTTTTTCCTAACCTGCCAGACCTGACCGGCACCAACCGTTTAGCCTCGTCAACAACAATTTCTGCTGCCTGATATCCGGCTTGTTTAAAATCTTCACGGGCTGCGTCGTCAAGTTTGACTAATGCCCGGCGCAGTTTGTGTAAACCTTCGACTTCAAACCCGATATTGGCACCACGTCGTTGGGTGCCAAATATCTGTTTGTTTAGTTCTAGGTCTAGGTTGGCCATGGTTAACCCTGTTGGTGGTCTAATAGCATTGCGCGCATCTCTTGCAATACTAGCGTTGGCGTGTCCATCAGGTCATTAGGTGCAATACCGGTACGTATCGCCATGGCTGCTACTTCCCGCGCCCAATACGTATTGACACGGGGTTTGCCATCTACTCGTCTTTTGGGACTAGACGCACCTCGGTTACGGTGTTCACCCATTCTTTGAACGGTTTAAGTGTTGCACCGGTCACTTTGATAGCTGCAAACCCTAGATAGGCAAGACCCTTCCAAGTCTGCTTTGTCTGCCATTCTTTAAACGACATGTCTGTGTGAAAGTCTTCCCACGCGACAAGTGCAGGCAGGGTTATTTCATATTCGGTGGGTTCGCCACCGTCCATGGTCACTTCGATAAGAAATGGTAGCAATGTGTCTCCCTTGTTAGTGCTTGTTTATGTTATGGCGTTGTTGAAGGCGACAAGGTGCCACCGCTAAAGTTTGCTGTCACCATGGCTGCGTCACCGTAAGTTCCGCCAGAAATGGAACCGTACGAGGTAATCACGGTGTTAGTGATGTCATAGGAAGGGTTAGTTGCGCTAACAGTTCCTGACGTTGGCACAACCGAAATTGACGTTGTTGAACCGATAAGTGGCCAGATAGTGGCATCGACACTTGACGCGTCAAAGTCTTGGTAGAACGTGATTGACCCGGACACCTTTTTGCGACCGGCAAGCGACTGATCCCACGTATCGGACATCGCGGTTACGTCAATTTCGGTCACATCAGCCGATAGCGTTACCGACTGCACGAACGAAGATAGGTCAATACTGTTGACCGTAACGGATACGTCATCATAAACAAACTTAGCCATTTTGGGTCACTTCCTCGTCTTCGGCTTTTTCAATTTTCGGGGTTGCTGTTTTCTTTAGGTGACCTGCCGTCACCAATGCTTCAATGTTATACCGTGCAAGGTCATCTGCGGTGACTAAATCACCAATTTTATAGCCCTTCACACGTTCGCTTGTCACTTTGTATTTCATGGTTCCACCATCACTTCTATTTCAAAGTCTACACCTAGGTAGATGTCGTCACCGTAGCCAATGTTGCCAACGTTGTTAGCGGTCGCTACACGGGCATACGACACGACACCGCCAAGTGTGCGGTCAGCTGCTAGTAACTGGTCAACGCTGTTGTCACCGTAAATAAGGGGATCTAGGCGTGCAATGTTGTTGTCTAGGTCGAAACGTTGCACAAGGAACGTGACGGTAAAAAACATTTGCAACAAACCACGTTGCATTGCGTCACCGTATTCCACAGCGGTAGTGCCGGGAACAATGATTGCGGACGGTGTAAACGGCACTTCTGGCGGGTTGGCGTACACAACTTCAACGACGGTTGACGTGTTTAACTGTGTCGCTAGCGCAGTTTTAATTGTGCCGTAGTCAGCCATCAGGCAACCCCAAGTAACTTTACGCCTTGCAATAGGGCTGCAACGTCCGGGTCATTGCGTGAGATACGCACGGCACCAAATTCGGGAATGGAACCGGCTTGGAACCCTAACGGGGACGCTTTACGTTGATACAAACGGCATGACATCAACAAGGCTGCTTGTTTAATGTTGTCTGGCGGTGTTTCGCTGTACGCAAACTTTGCGGTTATCTCAATTGTTGGGCGACCGTATAGCGATAGT